GGTGTACTTGGTGGCTGGGACTCTATAGGCAAGTTCTGTCTTTGGCCTGTCCATACCGTCCTGTATTGGCTTGAAAAAGAACGGGTAGTTGACTGATATTGGTACAACCTTGTCTGTGAACATTTTCTTAGCATCGGGGCCAGACTTAGACAAGATACCGTACCGTGCATCTGACGTAATTGTCGCCACGTTAACGGTTTCTGCTGAAGACATGAAAGAAAATCCGGAACGTCTGTTTTTAAGATAACACATTCCATAAGATCGTGGGTCGGCTTTACAAGCCTCCCAGAATATAAAGAATAATCTGTTTGCTTCTCTAAAGTCTGGTTGCCCAACATCAATTTTGGACCACTGCAAGTACATATAGTGAGTACCAGTAAGGTAAGTAGCCACATCCTTATTATAGAACCAAAAGCCTTCTTCCCTGCGGACGAACTCATTATCGATGTAATCATACCATTTTTCTTTAAAGTCTAGCGGGTATTCTTCCCAATCAAATACAGACTTTATTTTTTTTAATACTTTAGGATATTCCGTATATTCCCATTTGTTATTTTCAAACTTATGTACATTATTAGCTTTAGGTAAAGCTATTTTTAAGTTTTGTATCTCGTATATCTCTCCTATTGTACCGTCTTTGCTTATTACAACGATATCATGTTCTTTATTATAACCATACTCCCATTTTTTATAACGGTTCATACGGTTAACAACCTTAGGTTTAACGTGATCTTTTAAGACCTTGTATAACGTTTGCTCGTACATTATTTAGACCTCCCTTCTGCAAACCCTCTAAAAGTTTTTTCTTTCTTAACTTCTTTGGGTTTGTCATTTAGCATATTCTCTTCTTCTTCAATGCGATTAAGTATTTCAAAGGCATCGAATATAGCCAGCTTTTTAGTGGCAGCTGCGTTTTTAAGTCTGTCAGCTGATATATCATCATCTGAATCAACAATAGCTTCCTTAGCTACTTTAATTAACTCCTCAACTGCTCGCTGCCCAGCTTGGATTATATTCTTCTTCGTTTCCTTGGTGTTCATACTTAATTACAATATCATTAGATTTCATACAGTAAAGTCTCTTTCCTTCAACTAAAAACTCCCACTCACCATTAGGCGTATAGCCAACTAGGTCTCCTGGGTTTATTTCTAGCGCTTCTAAGGACTTATTACCATATTTTAATATACCAACAAGCTTACGCTCTTTATCAAGCGTTAGAGAATCATTACTTTTTATAGGTGTTATAAAACATCTGTCACCAACAGTGTTCCAACCGTTTTTATTTTTATATAAATAAACCTGGTCAAGGTTGCAGAAATACAAATCATTTTCAAAATAAGATCTGCTTTTCTTTTTCTTACCTTTCATATCATAAAAGGTTCTAAACACATTTTGGTGTATAACTATTATATCACCCTTTTTAATGCCTGATTTAAAAGCTAGTGGTGTTTCTATAACTTCAGCTAAACGGTTTACAAACTTCCAGTTTTCAATTTTAGTATTGATAACTACGTCTTTGCCACCTATTTTAACTGTGTTTTTGTATTTATCACCAACAGGCTTTACGATAAAATCGTATAAGCTTTTCATTAATACTCTAAATCATACTCAACAGATACAGCCATGTTGGAATTAAATTTCTTCCATGGCAATACCTCGTTGTTTTTCTTTATATGAATATTATAAGATCTATCAGTTTCGTTAAACAAAATATAAGCTATTTCGTGACCTCCGTAAACCTGCTGACCTATAGAGTAATGCATAGCGTCGTTTTTGTAATCAGAACCGATGCTGATTTTTCTTATAACTGAATCCATTATGCTTCTTCAGTTATTTCAGTATATTCACCAGTCTTAAGGTCAATAGAGATCTTACCGTAAGTTTCTTCTAAAACTTTCTTTTCTTTAGCTAAGGTTTCATTTACCTCTGCTACTCTATGTAATATAGCATGTTTTTGTGTTTCAATAATACCTATTTCAGAAACTAAATTGTCTAATTTTTCTTTAATAGAAGTTACCTTTTCTAATTCTTCTTGTGTGATTTTTGCCATTTAATTTAATTTAATTGTTATTATATATTTATATAGTCACTTGTTTTTTTGTAGTTTACACTATTCACAGTAGGGTTTAAAGTCCCACTTTGTTCCAACCGGTCCAGTAACTCTTATATTAGCGTATGAACTAACTTGATAATCAGCAGGTGTGTAAACCCACCAAATTAACTGATCGAAAGGAGGAACTAAAGGACTTGCTATACCTGTTTCAGCTGTGTATTCAACTCCTCTCTTTGGTACAGTACCTTTACTAGATCCTATAAATTGATCAGTAGCTAGTGCTTGAGCTTCAGTAGGTATTACGTCGCCAGTAGAAACAGTACCGTATACATTGTCAAAAGGACCAGCGTTTAAAGTTGTCATCCCAGTTGTAGCTACTTTAGTTCCATTGGTTGGATTTCCGTGATATATTTCTAACTTATCAACAGTACCAACACCTGGAGCGTAAAACATTATAGTTAAAACTCCTCCATTTGGATTTAGCAATATAGTATTATCTACTAAAGAACCTTGCCCCTGAACTAAAGTGTCGTTACAAACGTAGCTTGAAGCTCCACCGCAATCGCACCAACCTACTCCTAATCCTAAACCCATATTATTTTACAGCTATAATATCAGCAGCTGTTGTGTCAGTGGCTAATACGTAGTCAACTATTACAGGTAGAAAACACCCGTTTGATAGGTTTTTAAAAGTAACGGCTTCACTAGCTGTTGGAGGCCCAGGCGCTGCTACAACTCTAAGCGTGGCATTACCGTCTCCACCGTCTACTGTTACTAAATCACCGTTTAAATAACCACCTGTTGTACCGCTTGTTATATTAATAACACTTACAATAGCTCCATTTACAACATTAAATTCTGCCGCTAAAGCAGTTCCATTACCTCCTAGTAAATCGTATTCAGTTCCTTGTACATATCCAGTTCCACCAGATCCACTAAATCCAGGTGATGAAAAACCAGTTACCGTGCTTGGTCCTACTGTTCCAGCTAATATAACTTTTACATCTCCACCAGTACCAATGAATAAAGCCGAAGAGTTTAAGTTTGTAGCCGAGCTTATAGTATTGCTAGTCGTTACATCTGAAGCAAAAGTTCCGAAGTCCGGTTGATTTGCATATTGTCCCATATTTTTTTATTTGTTATTTGTTATTGATTTTGCTTTTTCCCAAGTACGACCTACAAAGTAAGCTCCGTATACGGTTACTAGTAATGTTTGAAAAATTGGTATATATTCTTTAGCTAATCCAAACTCACCAATGTTACCATCGAAAAAAGCTAAAGACGTAAAGATTACAGTTAGATATATTAAGATCATTGGTCTAATGTTTTTGCTTAAAAAACTATCAGACTTCATATCTGCTTCCCAACGCTTACTAACCTCTTCTTGAGCTTCTTTATCAGCTTTCTCAAGAATTTCTGTAATAAGACGCTGTGCTTCTAGTTTCTCTTCTTTAGTAGTTGTAAGATTATCTAAAACCTCGCCAACTTCTTTTATGACGGAACCAGTAAGCCATTGCCAAATTTTTTTCATTCGTTTATTATATACTTATATTCGCCTAGTGACTCTGATCTTTTAGTTTTAGTGTCTCCTTTTTTCTTTTTATAACCATGTTCATCTAAATAAGCTTGATAACCTTCTCGATCATTAGCTGTTTTAAAACCTCTTGCAATTGTTGAGGATGGTAAACTATCTGATTCTCTAACATTTTTTTCTAAAAATACACCTTTATAATCTTCCATGCCTTTAAATGGGTTTGGATATAATTTTACGCCTTGATCGTAATCTCTTTTTCTTGTTACAGTAACTTCTTTATCTTTATATTTATCTTCTATAGAAGGATCTTTTTCAACCGCAGCTTTCCATTTATCATACTCGGGTGTTCCAGGTTGAGCAAATTTTTCAACTTCTTTACCAGGCACAATCACTGTAGCTGTTCCAGCTGTGTCAATGTCTTTACCAGTTAAATTTTTGACTGTTTCAGTTGTTTCGTAATTTAATTTTTTTGGATCTATTTCTCCAGTGCTTGAAGTATGTTCTGCTGGATCTCCACCGTGAAAATGGAATGGAGTTCCACCGCTGTATTTCATTTTAAATGCCATAGTTATGCGTTTTTATATGCCTCAGCTTCCCAAGGCAAGTTCTCAGCACCTTCTTGCATTTGTGCTCTTGAGTATTTTTTACCTTTCCAGTATACGTATTTATCGTCGTAATTAAGATCACCACGTTTCATTTGGTCTATATGAACCTTTTCGTGGTTTATAACGTCCTGGATTTTATTTATTGGAACATCTTTATTTATAATAATAGTTCCATTGTTATTGGCTTTACCCATAACCCCGTCTTCCATATCTACTTGATATATTGGAGTGTTGTCTATTTTGTACGGAGGATTATTAAGTTTAAAAGCCATAGTTATTTTTTATATGGAAACATTTTATTTAATGCTCCTTTTCTAGCAGCACAACCGCAAGGGATGTTTAACCCCTTGCTCATTGTGTCTACTACTTTTTTAATACCAGTAGCTTTAGTAAACTTTTCTATATCATCTCCTAAACCTTTTGATTTCATAATTATACTACGTTCTCGTATACTGAAGAAGTAAATGTTGCGTATTCAGCTTTCTGAGTAATCTTAATACTTCCTTGTTGTCCTGATTGAGCAGCTGGTGCTTGAGCTGTTTTTAAAGCTGGTACTACTGTTGATACAACTCCTCCTGGATTTGCTTTCATAGCATCGTAAATAGCTAAAACAACTCCATTAGCAGCTAAAGGTGCTTCGTGAGTAATTGTGTATTTTTTAGCTCCATTAGCTAAGTCAATTTTAGTTGTTGTCGTAGTTACTGTTTCTACATTTGCAACTTCTGAAATTGGAATCAATAATTCCTCTTGTGCTCCTGTTAGTTCGAATTTTAAAAATTGTGCCATTTTTTGTTAGTGTTAGTGTTAGTGTTAGTGTTAGTGTTAGTGTTTGGCTGGGTTTTACAGGTCCCTACTGTTTGTTTTACATACTTTTAGCTATAGCTTTTCCAGCTTTAATTGTAGCTTTAACTTTTTTTCTTTTTTCAGATCTTTCTTTTCCTTCGTCTTGTTTTTTCTGTCTACCATACGCGTGAGAATGCATGCCAGTACCATCTCCATGACCTACTTCTTCTTTGTGTTTAGCGCCATAGCCAGAACCTTTATGCTTAGCTGGTGAGTCATGCCCCATTTCAGCTGGACTATGTCCCATTTGAAAAGCAGACTTTGAGTGCTTTGACATCCATGATCCTCCACTAGCGTGTTTAGCTACTGGGTTATCATGCATTAAGTTATATTTTTCTTGTTTTGCAGATTCCATTTTGTTTGGTGATTTTCCGTAAGGCATAATGTTAATTTTTATGAGCAGTGTTTAGCCGCTGGTGATTTGTGTTTTTTATCGTATTTCATATCTCCAGAAAGCTTAGAGATGTGTTTTTCATCTGCAGTCATATTAGCATCGCTATGGCCGTGATGATCATCGTAAATAACGTCGCGTTTCAAATAATCGATATGAGCAGCGTCATCTTTTACTGATGCTTTATAATTTTCTTTAGTAACTTTAGTATCTGCATGATCCATGCAACATTTAGCGTTACCAGTGTATTTTCCGTAATGTCCTTTTTGATGTATCATTTTAAAAATATTTATTTGTATCTATTTGACCTGTTTTTAATTCAAAGTTTTCACCATATTTTTCGTCAAATGTTTTCTTAAGTTTCCCGTCTGATTCAAATAAAGATTCTTCGTCTTTTTTTGCTTGGCCTTCTTGTTTCTTCTTTTTCTTACTATCAACTAATTTATTTGTAGCATTTGTTATAGTACTGAACAAATTTTGGATGCTATCTCTTTCCGAAGCATAAACCATACCTCCAGCGCCTGACTCATACGCACCATTCAATGGAGACATTTGAGCTGGTGAATCTGATTCATGAGATTTATCTGCTTTTTTAGCAGCTTCTAATTTTTCTGTTACTTTAGGATTTTCATAATCATAATCCCCTTGCTCTACATTTCCTGAAAGTTTTTTAGCTTCTTGTCTTAATTTTTCCCCATGCTTAGGCAGCGGTGACTTCATCATAAAGCCGTCTCTAAATTGTGTCATAACTTATTTTTTTGAGCAACCAAAGTTTTTAGCATAGTTTGCCATTTTAACAACTTCTTCGCTGTATTTGTCTTTCTTTAACATTACAGCACTAGCTGCGGAACAAGCGTCTTTAAAGCCGTTCTTTTTAGCCCAAGCTGTAAACTTGCCTTTGTTTTTTTCTTTTATTTCAGGAAATTCTTTAAAAAAAGGTGATTTATACATTTTTTTTAGAATACTTAGAATATAATGAACTTTTAGATGTTATTGGTCCAGCAGAGTAATCTGTGTGGTATTTAGAAACTTCCATACCCGTGATACCACTGCTATTTCCAACACCCATTGGGAATCCTTTTTTACTTAACGGCCCGTCCCATATAGCATTTTCACCTATTTGACCAGATAATTTAGGATTTTTTTTGATTTTTTCAATATCGTGATTCATAACTTATTTTTTATTAATTAATTTTCAAACAACTGGGCTAACTCATCTTGAGAATTAGTCATTGGTCCAGGCGCGCTTATAATCTCTGGAACTTTATTTATACCCTCTAAAGGGTCACTGCTTAAAGCGTTATTATCTATTTGCATGGTTGCAGGATTAAATTGTCCAGCCCCACTAACTGCTTCTACGCCTAATCCTCCTCCTGCTAATGCACCAGTTGCAGTTGATGCCGCTTGTGGTACAGTTCCTTGAACATAGGGAGATCTAGCAGCTTGAGCTTTATTTTGAACAGCTCCAACTCGCGATCCTCCAACTGCACCAATTGTGCTAGGGTTTTCTGAATTATTTCCTTCTAGGTTTTTAACTCTTGTTTCTAGATTTTTCAATCTACCCCTTGGGCCTGACATACCACTTTTTCTTTGTCTTAGTCTTTCCAATAAACCAGCAGCTATACCACCTGTGTTTGCACCCAATAAGCTTGAGGCTATACCTTTAAACATACTTATCTATTTTTATCTTTATTTACGTTATAAATAGCTTTAGTCATAACCTTGTCAGTGTATGTTTCGCCATTAATTATTTTATTTCGCCTACCTGTGTTTATATCTTCTTCGCCTAGCATTATTCTGTATATTCTACTTATAAGCTGCTTGCCTTTAAAAGACACTTTATATATATGGTATTTTTGAGTGGTTCTGTTTCTATGTCTCCAGACTTTAATCCAGTCCTGCTTTAGCAGCCTGTTCCATCTGCGGTTATCCCAGCTATAAGAATAAACACCCATCTCAAAGTCTTTCTTAGTGAAAAACTCCATACAATCAAGGTATATAAGAAGTTCTAGATCTGCATCATTTAAATCATTATTACGACAGGCCCATTTTCTTATAATGCGGTAGTGTTTCAAGAGGTTTAGTTCTCTAATGTCACTAGCGGCTAATCTCATAATACAACGACTATGTCACCTGATTTTATAACGTGATAAGATTCTTTATCAACTTCAATTTTGTGGCCAGCGTGACGATCAAAGTATATTACATCATTTGGTTTAACACCTGCTACTTCGTCTCCTGCAGAAACTACTGTAGCCTGCACGTAACGTATATCGTCTCTTTGGCTTTCAGCAAGTAAGAGACCACCAGTTGTTTTAGTAGTCCCTTCTTTTGCTTTATTTATTATTAAGTTTCTACCTATTGCTTTCATCAATTCTTAAATTATTAATTACACAATCAGTAGATAATATTGTTGTTGCTACAGAAGCTGCATTTTGAAGAGCGCTCTTGGTGACTAGTAGTGGATCTATAATACCCGACTTAATCATATTTACCATTTTTCCTGTAACC